GTGGTGACGATGAGGAAGGTGCAGTTAATTTTTTGAGTTCGTGAGGGTGGCACCCTCACTGTGCATGGCGTTCAAAGGAATGCTACCGTCTGACCTATGGTTAAAATACAACCAAGAGGGAGGAAAGTGGTTGATGGAACTAGATATGCACATAGCAATAGAAATGAACGACAAGATTGCAGAAGCACATAGCAAGGCTTCTAAGAAAACTCCGGGTGCGGCGGGACTACCTAGATTAACCGGAGATGACGCAAAAGACGTTATAGCACGAAGAAATGCTAGACGCGCGGCAAGAAAGCGTCAGCAACAAGATTTATCAGACACTTAGTATTAGCCTAATATGTAGTGAGCCGTAAGGCAGTAGGTGGAGTGGATGTATTTTGATAATTGAGACCGGGTTTGCATTGAACGGGCCTTGGGGTCTTCTTGCTTTGATGGCTATGGCAGTCGCCATGCTCGTCAATCGAGCGGGCGCGTCAATGGTCTTCTTCGATGTGGTTGGTCGTTTCCAAGCGCAGCGATTGATAAAAGACGCAGATACATCTATGACGGTGTTTAACTCTATCATGCTAGATACCTTTGCTAACATGCAAGATTCTTTAAATGTAGTGGGAACAAGCATAGAAGGGCTTGTCACAAGCGTCTTGCCGTTTACTGAGGCTATGGAAGACGCTGAGATAGAGTTGCGTAAGTTCTTAGACGCAAGTGAGGATATAGACCAGATAGCAGAAGGAGTGCGTCAGATTGGTGTTGAGTTCGGTTTTACGGGCGACCAAGCCCTAAGCGCAGCCGCGAAGATGGCGCAGTTGGCTTCTGTGTTAGGGCCGGGACAGACTGAGGTAGGAACACAGTTAGGTATCGAGTTTGGTCTAATAAGCGGTATGGATACCGAAGCCGCAATGCAGCGTCTTATTAACCTAAATCAGCAACTTTTCTTTATGACAAAAGGAACAGAAGAATTGTCTACTGCCGAGGAAAAGGGCAATAAAATAAGAGAAAATACTCTTGCAGTTATGAACCAACTCAACACCATTGAGAATCGTTCTGCTTCTACAATGGAGCAGGTTACGTTCGTAATGAATCAATTCGCATCACAGGCACATCTTACCGGCGAAAGCATAGCAATGATGGCAGCGCAATCAGCCGTACTTATTGAAACTGGTGAAGAGCAGGGTAAGGCCGGTCGCGCGCTTAGGATGATTTATGCGCGTTTGGGTGCAGACACTAACGGCGCACGAAAAGAATTAGAAGCATTAAATATAGCCGTCGAAGATTCTAACGGTAATCTTAGACCACTATCAAGAATTTTAGGCGATTTGTCTGGTCAATGGAATGAGATTACTGCGGCTGAAAGACAGGCAATAGCACAAAGCGTAGCAGGAAACAGACACTACACAAGATTTATCAAGTTAATGGATAACTATCAAAGGGCTACTCAGTTGGCATTTGAGGGTCAAATGGCTATGTTCCCTGCACTTGAGGAAGTAAACATAAGATTAGACGAGAACATTACTAAATTAAGAAGCGCAGAGGCACAGTTGTCAAACTACAGGGCGGAGTTGGGTGAGAATCTTCTGCCGGCTCTTACACTAGCCACGGAGAATCAAGCAAAGTTTACGTTGTTTGTATCAGATTTGGTTGAGTCTTTAGGCCCTGCTGCTACTGGCGCTGCTGCATTAGGATTAAACTTAAAGAACATGGTTGTTCCTGTGTTGGGAGTAGTTACAAACATTGCTGCTTTGACAGTAGCAATACAAGCGCAACGTGCTGTCAGTAGGGCTATGGCCGGCGACCAATTAGTTAACGAAGAGGCTTTTAGTAGAGTGGGTACAAGTTATCAAAGCGCTACCTCTCATTTATCAGAATTAAATACGGTAAAAAGAGAATTTATAGCAATAAATGATAAAGAAGCAAAAGGATATACATTCTTGACAGCAGCCCAAAAGGAACGAGGCGAAAGATTACTAAAAGCAAGACAAATACAAATGAAAAACTTAACAGAAACTATTGCAACAGAAGAAAAGGCATTAACGCAACAAAAAAGAAAGGTACAAAACTTAAATATTGAAATAATGAAGTTAGAAGAGAGGGGCGAAGCGTCTACAGAGGCTCAAACCAATCTTAAAAAAGAGCAAAGAATATATGAAGAACTTAAATTAGCAGTAGCCGAACTTAATGATGAATTAACAAAACAAACTGCTAAGATGGAAGAACAAGCAGGAGAACTAGCAGAAGATAGAGTAAACAGATTGAACCACGAAAGGAAGGTAACAGAAGAACTAAATGAAGCAAACGCTAAGGCGGCGCAAGGTATGTTCGCTCTTGGTGGTGCCGCAATTGGTTTAGGCGGTGCTATGATGACCTTGACAGATAATCAAAGAATCAATAGAATAGGAATGACCCTAATGACTGCCGGAGCAGCGGCTTTAGCGGCACAACAAGCCAACTTAGCCCTTACCACTGTTGTAGCAATGACTGCTGATAAACTTGCTATATCAACAAAGGGCAAAAAAAGAGGCGCTATTTTAGCAGAAGTAACGGCAACAATAACTCAGAACATTCAAACAAAACTGGCCGCTCTATCAACACAATTTCATACTATAAAAACTGAACAGCAGACATTAGCAACACTTAGAGGCACAACTGCAATAAGGGCACACACAACAGCAATGGGTCTTTTCTTGGCGGCAAATGCCGCGGCAATAGGCGGTGTAATACTTGCAATAGGCGCTTTAGTTGCAGTTTATAAAACATTATCTAACGCCGAAAAAAGAAGGAAAAAAGAATTAGAGGACATGGCAAACGCACAGAACGATTTCGTGCAAGCAGACGCGCAGTTATTTATAGAAACAATAGAAGACCAAACATTAGCAATAGATGATATTATAGCAAAATATAAACTGGCCGGTGAAGAAGTAGCAAGATATGCAGATGCTACTACAGATGCAGGTAAACAATTATTTGAAGATGCAAGAGGCGACGAAGAGGCTCTTAAGCAAGCGGCGCAAGTTAGACTTGCTGCTCTGTTAAATGAACAGGATATAACTGCGGAGACAATAAGAGATGTCCGAGAGGCTCAAGACATCGTTGACGCATTCTTAAATCCAACTGAGAATGAACGAAGAGCAAGAGCATTGCACTCCCAACTTAGAATATTTAGAGAGCAACAATTTAACGAAGCGTCAGCAATAGTAGCGGAACATGCAGATTTAATTGAATATTTAGGCTTAATTGAACAAACGTTACCAGAAGAGATTTTAAATGCTATAGCAGCAAACGCAGCAAGTCTAGAGGCGTTTTTAGGAGATGCGAATGAGTATGTTGACGGGATAACAAACACTATGGAGACAGCGGCGGCGGCTGTAGGAGAGTTTAACAGCGCAAGAGAAGAGTTATTTTATGGGATGGCAGCGTCAAACATAACTGGCGATTTAGTAAGACAAGTTGTAAACAGAGGCGTAGAAAACCTTTTAGTAAACACAGAGGTCATCCAAACTAACAACTTTAACGGCATGACGACAGAAGAAGTAGCAGAAGAAATATTAGACCATATTGATAGGGGAGCAAGGATGCGTGGAGTGAATATGACTAACCAAAGTCAAAGTATATAGAGAGAGATAACTATGGTAAGAGAATGCAAAGATAACTACTCGTTTTGGCTTACTGGCTACTACGATGACTTCAACAGCGCTAGAGCGGTTGCTGATGACCTTAACACACCAAGCACAACAGTATCCTACTCTTCGCTAAAGAGTCATCACGGCAACCCTATGAACGGCGAGGCTACGTCAAATCCTAGATACAGATGGTCTGTCGTTGACAGGGAAAACTACTCTACTGTGTTAGACGGAATTAGTCATGTTACAATGAATGAGTTTTCTAAACTCAAAAACTCCGGTATGTTTGAGTGGCTATCACACGATACTAACAGAAACAGCAATTCAAATTGGGGTGGCAGAGCGCAGTTGCAGTATCCTAATGGGCTTGCTCCTAACAGATTTAAGTTTGGTGACGGTACAAGCAACACCGACTACAAAGACACGGGTATAGCCAGTGGCGACGGATACCAACTAATAGCCAACGGATACGACACTACAGGTACCTATGTCTTGCCTGTGGGTCAAGAGGATGCTACTTTTAGAAGGTCTGCTATGGAGCCGTATCAGACAAGCGATGGTAGTAGCGGTATCACAGGCACACAATATGCAAACAAGAAAGCAGGTCAGTTTGACTCTTGGTACACATCAAGTGAGCCAAACCGCTACTATCAATCTGCACACTTAACTGGTACATGGACCGGCGAGTGTCTAAGTTTTAGCGGTAGTGACACTAACGTCACACCAGAAAATTTGTTTTATACTATTAAGTCTCCGGGTGGCAAACCATTCCTTGTCATAAAGAGAGTAAACAACGGTACAGGTGATGCAGTGCCATCAATAACGTATGACGGCGCACTAAACACAAGACTAGACAATGATGTATTTCATACTAGAGTAGCAGCGCGATGTCATCACGGAGATGTAGACCAAGCCAACACCATTCGCGGCTCTAGTTTTGCTAACGGTGAGTATCCAGTAGAGGTAGATTTTCAAATAGGGTTTCCTACGACTAGCGCGGGCGTGACAACTACTGCGGGTCTAACAGGCACACCGGCAATACAATTTAAATTAATTTTAGGAACTACAAGCGGAACAGGAGGTTTGTCGGGTAACTACGCACACTATTCGTCTTACGATTGCTATGGTGCTAGTTACATTGGTGCGTCTGCACAAACCCAAACAAATGACGCGGCTTGGTTAGATGTAGATTTTAGAATAGATTTTACCAACCAAAAGTTTTACGTTTATGTTGATGGCACACAAATAGGCACTACATCAGGCTATTCCTTGAATGGTACATCCTTTGGTGGTAGTGTATCTGCTAATGAGATTTATGGCTACGAAATGTACCATCAGCCACACACCAACGGAGCAACAAGCACTGCCAAAGCCGCGTGTTATTTATTGCTTGACAGGGTTGGTATTGTAAGGTATCTAACAAATCCATTAAGTAATAAAGATAGACATGCAGAAACACCAATAGATAATCTACGTCTAACTTGGCCTAACAACGGTTTATCCATGCTAAACTTTGACATCCTAGATGATAGAGATGATAGTTCGACAGGTGACTCTGCAAGCCACTACACTTACAATTTTAAACAACTGTTTTCTAATAACGACCCTGTTGATTGCGGTGTGCTTATCTTTGCTTCCGAAGAAGAGCAGAGAACAGACAGACCAATTTGGCGCGGGCTTGTAGATAATATTACAGTACAACAAATTAAAAAGACTAGGCTTTACAAAGTACAAGCAACTCATAGCGCTAATGTCTTAGGTAAACAAATACCAATGTGGGATGTTGGTCAGTTACAAGAAGATAGTCCGTATTGGAGCGCGGAAACCGAAGGTATGAAAAGTATTATGCACATGGGGTCAAGACCACTAAAATTATTAAGTAATAAATTAGGTTTTGGACAAGCAAATGGATTTCAAGAAAATGCAAACCAAAGGTTGCAACTTGGTTCCGGTATGCCTATACAGATGTACAATAACGAAGACTCAACACATGGGCCTAACAGTATAGAAGAACAATACGACGGTGAGGGTTATACCGGAGTTCAACAAGTGCTTTTAAATGCAAGTGGAAATCTTGTACACGTTGATGATGCGGGTAGTGCCACTATGAAGACTGCTTATGTTTTACCACACAGTACAGGATTTACTGCTTCGGATACTATTACAACAGTTGGAAGTTCTAATCATAATATTTCTAGCGGTGCTATTGACAAAGTACATGAATTTAGTAATACATTTGATGCAAGAAACATAAAAACTTATATTGTTATGAACAGTTTAGGGTATGTTGCTAACAACACAAAAATTATTTACTTAGGAGGAAGAATACCTTCAAATGTAAGAGGTTTATATGATATATGGAGACAGTTTTTTGATGACCCAGAACAACGCTATCAAAATTATTTAGGAGGTAATCCAAGTACAGGTTTAAGCGCTAGTAACAACGTTGTTATTATGTTTGACAATGACCCCGGTTTAAAAAGAGGCGATACATTTTTTGTCAATAAGTATAACATAGACAACGATAAAACTACTACTACACTAAATCAAACAAGTAATTCAAGCCCGTTAAATCAAAAATTAATGGGAGAATATAGAGTGTCTTCTGTAGGTAGGGCAAAAGATATTTATACAACTGACAGAACTGGTACGACTTTTCTTAATACGCCTGACATTTATTATGTAGTTACTGAAACGCCTTTTCCTACATGGGCTGAAGGTAAATATGGTGCAATTACAAGCACTGGTAATACTTTAGCAAGCGGTAAAAGATACGAGTGGGTTAAAGATTCAGGCTCAATTACTAACGAAAGCGATACTTTGAGATATGTGAAGTATAGAGGACAACATGCTCGTTGGATGCGTGATTTACCTAACTCATTGTGGTTTAAATATCATTTTGGTAACATAGAATATAATCCTCTTGCTTCTAGCCATAGCGCAGATATAACAGGAGGTTTTAGTCCTAATGACACTACACTTAGGTCAAGTGCAACCACAGGAAATGTAGTTGCTGATATTACGAAAGATGATAAAGTTATAGAAATAACTCAAGACTTGTATAATGGTCTAGTTGCACAACAGGCATGGGCAGGAGTAGCACAAATAAAAGCAGAAGGTTTTTGGACAAGTGGAGATAACGCAGGAAAAGATGCAGGAACGCAGCCAAATAAAACAGGTAAAATTATTTGGCAAGATTTGCATAATGCCGGTAGTAATTACTACATGTTAGGATGCAAATATGTCGATGCAAATTTTGATGTTGGTACAGGAACTAAAACTTATCAAGGAGTAAATACGAATTACAAAAATGTAGTATTTCTTTTACCAATAAACTTTAGTAATGATTACAAGCACTTGTGGTTACTTTGGTCAGATATGAGAATAGACGGCAACGCAAATGCAGATGGTGGTACAAGAAAAACAACTTTTGGCTTAATACCCCCATCTACTAATTATAAAATTAACCTTAATTATGTAGATAAGGTTGATGCAGACGGAGTTGCCGATAAATTTACTGAATTAAAAATAAACGATGATGCGTTTTTGTGGGACATTAGTTCTATAGACCCGGTAACAAATAACGGCTTTTCAAAGCCGGCTGACTATGGGGTAGGTACATCATCTACTGCTTTAGATAATGTCGCGCTTTCTGCTAATAGTGGTGCTTTAGGTGGCTTTGCAACTCAAAATTTGGTTGTTACAAAAAGTAGTCACGGTATTACATCTAACTATGTGCATTTATTTAATACAAATAGCCATGATGGAATACACAAAGTTCTTCATAATGCTACTAATACTTTAGTGCTAAATACAAAGTTTTTAGGTGCTGATTCTGGTGCGACGGGGGGTACTAGACTTGTACCAGTTAGTGAAGACGCAGATGCTAGATACCAAGATTGGGAAGATAAGGGCGGTGCTATGTGTATAGTTGATACCTCGCCTTTCTTTAACTTAAACACTCACACTAATTCTGGTAGCGTATATCAAGTGGGTGGCGGTACTACAGACTTAGATGACTATACAGTAAGCACAGAAGGATTTCCGGCACTAATTGATAATTATTGGGCCGAAGCCATAGTGTCAGATAACAATAAAGAAGGCAAGCAACAAGTACATCCTAACGCCTATAAGATTATTAGTGATGTAACTGCGTTGGCTGAAGATGCAAGTCGTGGGGATGCAGGTATACAGGTAGATAATTTAGACATTTTTGCTAACAGCGGTACTGGTAGATTTGTATTAAAAGAAAGTAGTTCTGCTTCATCAAATGACCAACCAATTAATTACGCTTACTTTAAATGGAGTAGTAAAAACGAAACAGAAAGAACAGATACATCTGTAACATCAGTAACAGAAAGCGGAGACAGTTTATATATACTTACAAAAACCTCAACAGACTGGGCGGGGTTAGGAATTAAAGAAGGTATGATGATACAAAATACTACAACAGGCAATAATCACACAATTGTTGAAGTAGGAGATAACTCTGGTAATACAGATAGATTAGTAATAAATCGTGGTGTTATCGGAGGCGTAAATGCAGGTTATGTATGGACTGCTACTGATGATTGGAAAATACCTGCACAACTTGGTGGCGTGTGGAGCATGGAAACGGCTGTAGCAAGTAACGACCCTGATGAAATTATGAGAGAAATAAACGTTGCTTATGCTTCTATGGGAGGACAAGTAGGATTAAATCATAGTTTTGATATTAAGAATTTATCAAATGAAACTGCCGATGATTATGATTATGAAATAGTAAGTGTAAGTAGCACAATATTTACGGCAAGTCAAAATATTACTCGATTAACTATGCACATAGATGGTGTTGTAGAAGCAAGAAACATTGGAACATTTTTTGATAGTGATAAATTGCGAATGTTGTGGAATGCAAGTTTAACTAAAAATTGGAATCCTCCAACAAAACTTACTTCTCTTTATGACATTAACAATGTACCTATTACAAAAAATTTGACACCAGATGGAACGGTTAATACACTAGATAATTATGGAGGTATTACTAAAGCCGGAGTTAAACCAATAATGACAACTTTACGTGACATAGCAAAAGGCTCAGGTTTTGGAGTTACAAACAATAACCATACCTCTTTTTCTTGGTTATGTGGAAAAGACGGTAGAATAGATTTCAGACCTAAATTTAACAGTGGTCAGGTCTTAAATCGTGATAATATTATGACAAATAAACTTATCATGCAAGTATCTGATGCTGTGTCAAACGTGCGAGTCTATTACAAGAACAACGAAAAATTTGTTGATTATCCTAGCGCTACTACTACTTCAACTACCAATTGGAAAATTTTAGAATTCCCAAAAATACTTAGCCAAAAAGAAGCAGAAAGATTAGCACAAAAAGAATACAATGCAAGTAGAAAAACTAACGCTTCTTTAACAATGTCTCCTACAGATACTCAGTATACAGAAGATGGCGCAACCAGTTTAGTGACAAGCAAACTAACAGATGGAGGACGATATGGATATATAGCAGACCCATATATTGCTTTACAAGGTAAAAATGATGACAATATACTTCCTACATCATGGACACGATTAGGAACAGGAGGTTCTCTTTTTACGGGTATGAGCAACGCGCTAGATGGCAATCTAGGTACTAACGGAACGATGCACGCAAGGTGGGGCAAGGGAGGATATTCACAGGCAAACACAAGCGCATCGGATATTACGTGGGCCAACAACTTCTATTGGTACGGGTCTTCTTCTGTCAGCCACGCAGTACAGGTCGTGCATGTGCCAAACCACTGTCCATCTGTCAGCGAAGAAACCGGAGAAGAATTAAGAATATTTGTGACACTGGCTGAAAACCAAACACCAACGACACAGGAAAGTATAGATGATGTTCAGTTTAACATATGGTTGATAGATTACGAATACAGTAACGACAGAATCAAGGCTGCTAACATCACAGGTACAGGAGGTCCTAACAGTCTTAATGGAACCAACAGATATAGTAGAACTATTGTAAAGGGAAGTGGGTTCTATGAAGTTACCATACCTCGCTCATACTGGAATAACAGCGGCGCAGCGTTTAGTCCTGCAAGAACCATGACTGTCTCTTTCAATGCTGAATACTGTCGAGATTTATTGAGACAGCGGTGCGGAAATCCCGCAGCAAGCGATATATACAAAAACGCAAACACTTTAGTAGGTATCACCGCCGGTACGTCATCCGGCAACATTACCACAGGCAACAGCGATTCTGTCTTCCCTCTAGGTGGCAGGACATTCGGTGAGTTTTATATGTTCCACGGTGATTCTTCACGCGCTATGTTTAACGCGCCAAGAATACACATAGTAAAGGACTTGTCTTATCATGCCGCCTCATTTGTGAAAGTAACCGACGCGGGGCTAGGCTACAATGATACTACATTTGTAATAAAACAAATTAATTGGGATGTCAAAGCCGGTGGTCGAGACTCACTAACTTTGACTCTTTCTGTAGACGAATCTTTACGTGCAGACAATCTTACGTCTTTCTTGCCTTCAACCACAGTTTCGGAGCCTACCTT